GCATGCGCTTGCATGATGGCCTTTATGAATATGTACAAGCAAACTGACTAGAATGACAAATTAGTCGGGAAAAATATTCTTCACGCTGATTCATATGACAACATATGACAGATTACATATTCAAACACGTTTCAGGAAACGTATTTTAATATGTTACAGTGACGCTTAACTACATGCGGCATACATACATGCAGTACACAATCGCCCAATTAGATCATCGACATAGAAGCTGACAAGGAATAAACCAACTCTATCAGCTTGAAGGTTTGGGTTCTTCGAATACATGTGATTCGGTATCAAAGCAGTCAGAACGTCGAACATGTCCATGCATGAACCGTGCATTTAACTTGGATGCTGAAAAAGTTGAGAGTGCTTCACTGCCGTACTGCGTATTGTTATATCGTCACGTATATTGTGATACCGAAGTACGGCAGTAGCGTTTGCAGTGTCCACGTCGAATGCACGGGAACCTAACATCATCATCGTCATCATTGAAAAACTCATATATATGCCAGACCATAGATGGCAGAAGCCTGTACAGAATTTGAAGTTAAAGTCCGCAAATTACAAGAAACAGACTTGACGTAATGTCATCACTATCTGAAATGAATAAATGGACTGTCCATTGCTATTTTTATCATTTAATCTGTGACATAGCCGTTGGCCGTATCTTGCTGGGTACACCTGAACGTGGCGAGCATGTATAAATCATTATTATTGAAACGCAGTTCGCGCAACTCAATAGTTGTTTGTTTCAGAGAACTACTTATTTATAGAGTATGATTGTGGCATTAAAAAATGCTGGTAGTGTAAATAAGTGGTAGAATTTTTTTACCGGTTAAATTTCTTTGCCGTTATGAATTTTATTTCTCAGCGGGCAAAAAGTGAGGCCCGTGAACATTGATACCTATCTTATGCCAGAAGACAACTATGCCACTCTCCAGTAATGATCACATATCCTACCTAGCTTTTTCGAAAACTGCTGCATCGTTTTTTGTCGGGTGATACAGTCGAGTGATCGTCACTATATTCTGTCATCTTTCAAGCCACAACGTTGTCATTCTCTGCAAGACCTTTCTAACAATGAATAATGTCGAATGTACACTATGGATGAGGTGAACCCAAGGCTTTTGTGGTTTTGACCGAAGTGTTCCACCAACGACGGCGACTCTTGGTCGTCGGTACACTTGGATTATTTTGCAGATCTTTCTACCGCATACAAAGCGCCTTAAAGAATTTAAAAACGATTGCAGTGATGATATGTATCATAGAAGTTTATTTGGTAAGCAATTGCGACAGCAAATCTCCAGTGGAAGATGTGACCGGAATCATTTCCATTATATTCCTCTCCAATTCAATAGGTTTGTAACATATTTCAATATGTTCTGGCAACTTTACTGCATTATAGATGGTATTTTGTGACACGTGGCACACAATGACATAACTAGATCGTCGACGTGAATGCCGACAGCACAAACAAGCCCATGAGTGTAAGCCGTGACGTCATAGTGTTCCACAGTCTAGCCTCCACACCACTTAGCCATTACGAAAGCACCCAAGTAGTTTTTAAGCACCGACTATGAATATTAGCCATGACTTCACAGCACCGAATATCCAAAGGACGCTGCATATTAGTTTGTTCTTCGATGGGCGGTTGTTTGTAAATGCACTGCTTTCGAGACAGGAAAAGGAAGAGGATTTCATTAGAAAAGGGTCATGCAGATGCTAACGTCCAACGTCAGAATCATTAGTCATATTCTGAAGAGTTCTACAACTTTTGTAATTAATCAGTTGAAAAATCGTACAATATATTGATTTAATAATAAGAAATAACTTGGTTGATATCTTGGTTATTTATAGGTCATTCCAAAAATGCGAATAAAATAAAAATAAATTAGCAAGAAATTTTAACTCGTAACACACTTTTTACGATCGTATCACTAATTAGTATTAACTCATGCCTGTTAATTATTTATGGTTTTTTCCTCAAGATAAAGATTGACATTATAATTTCTGCAATGTCCGTAAAAGCGCGCATATTTGCTGGTTTTAATTTACGACCCATGTTTACATTTAACACAACGCGACGTATTTGTATCCTGGTACACTGAACTCTGAAAAGCATTGTGAAAATGTGCTAACAAAATATACTTACCATGTCGCAGATAATAATTTCAAGATTTGGATGACGCCCGTCATCACGAAGAGATGCAAGAGCTCATGCAAAAAAGAATACCGTCGCAAAAATATAGGAGAGCGCTTGCGACGAGAAGAGAAACAACGTTAGAGTTGCATGAGCACTTGCAACAAAAAAAGAAAACAATATCCCAACGCGCAAGAGCGCTTGCAGATAAAACAGCGTAAGGGAACGGATACCATTGATCAGTCCGTAAAGTAGAGTTGCTTTCAATGCTTATTCAAATGTGTTCGTAGTAAGTAAGCAGTTCTACAATTCGTGTAACAAATCTTCAGCGGTAGTGATAAGTCCAACCCCTGTCAAGGAACCTGACTGACACCAAGTTTAGCTTAAATTGAATCTCGAGTAGCTGGTATTTCGTACGTGTTACTTACTGTAATATCTCTGCCAGGCTTACTGATCCCATGTGCATTGTAAATGCGTGTTGTTAATTGATAGATGTATTAATGAAATGAGTTTTTTTTTAATTTTAACATAGGACCCAGGTATATATCAATTGGATTTCCTGGATTGGAAGCCTGGTTTACATTATATATCAAGGATCCAGACCATATATCTGCCTGAAACTTGTATCGCTTTTTAATAGAGCGATGATAACAAATAGATTTCCTGTATTTTTAGTTATGTTATGGGAAGGTTGAAAAAGTTAGTGAACATAGCCAACGTATTTCCAGCTGTTGATCGGATTGTCAGCTGAAACGAACAGTAGTCATTCTACCTTCTCGTAATCTCTTTCTCAATATAACTACTGCAAAAGCGAGTGCAGCGTATTTGGAATAACAGTTTGATTTTAAAGAATACCAGAAACGTTTCAAGTAGTAGGATAAGCATACAGTAGTTGAAGTTGTATCCTTGTGAACACCGTTGATCATTGCGATTGATTGTCGTGGGTTGTGAACACCAAGCCATGCGTGCCCCAGTCACCAAGCTAAACGCCAGACATCCAGTGCGATACGCTACCGTGATCGGTTTGATGAACCTTTTCAACTTGGTCGTGACTTTTCAAACCGGACTTTGATACAGACCGTCAACGGGTTCCAAAGCAACTTTCCAATCTATAACCTAGCGCTTTAAGTACACCTATTCGGTATCAACTTTACATGACTAACGAGAGCTATTGGCTAGTACTCGTAGTCCCCTTACCACACCAATTTGCCTTTCCCGAAGCACCTAAGTAGTTCATAATACGAAAAGAATGTTTTTACTGTCGAACTCAAGCATTTCACGTACGTTAGTGATTTTCTGAGAATCTACCTAAAATAAAAATTAAGTAGTCGTTAAATTTAACCCCACTTATAATTCGCTTGGGTAATCACATTAAAGAATTAGCTTATAATTAAATTCCAGCTCATATTGTCGTGTTTTATGTCATTAGAGCTCTTAGCAAAACCTATAAAAAACACATAAATTTTTTAATTACTGTAGTCTACGATAACATTTCGTTTTGAATATTCAAAGCTATCACGATCCTGATATATCCCACTTTTAAAAGACGAAGAAAGGCTTCTCGACGAGATGCGAGACCAGTTGCCAAGAGAAGAAGACCGTCGCCGAAAGCTGGAAGAGCCCCTGCGGCGAGAAGAGAAACTCCGTGAAGAGCGCTTGTCGGTTGTGAATAACTCCTCTTACGATTCGTATGACAAATGTTTAACCGTAGTGATTCCAACCATTTCCTAACTATCTAACTTTCAGCAACTGTAACATATTGGCTCACAAAGAGCTGATATTTCGTGTTGCTGACCGTAGTGTCTCTGTATCTAGGTTATTTATCTCGTGTGGATTGCGTAAACGCGTATTATTGAATAAATGTATGAATCAATTGAGTCTTTTTTATTTTAACATAAACCCCTATCTTCTGGAACTTGTGACATTTATCGTTGTTTTCCTTGATTCTTCATTTAGTTTGGTTTGATATTAAGAGGAGGTGTACCGTAATTCACCATAGTTACTTTGTGAGATAAGAAATCGCCAAGCTTATATCCCGTGGTAGATTAAACGGTAAGAGGTTGGTGTTGGAATAAACAAGGCAGTCATCTGTCAGGCATCGGAAACATGATGGACCTCGTGTTATGAAAAGATTTCAATTATAATACGGACCGTAAATGGCTTCAGAAGCGGCTTCTAATCAACGACTTAGCCCTAAGTCCCTGTATTCGTCATCATGCTTGCGCGGCTGACGTGAGCTATTGGCTAGTATCCGTAGTCCCACCACCACACCAACTTGCCTTTACGGAAGCAGGCTGATGTAGTTCGTAAGAACCAACTATGAATGCTAGCCATATACAGATTATGAAAGCAGTCTGGACATAACCGAACATCCAAGCGCCGTGACATAATTGTTTTCTGGCCTTGTGCAGCTGCAAAGTACGTATATTATTTAGATGTTCAGTTTTATCATAATAGGTCACAGTAATAAACATAATAACGCTCGGCGTCATGTTCTGTGCTACGATTACATATAATGATACTGTTTTTGGTATCTGAAGCGAAGCGTGGTCAAAGCAATATGGCCCAGTAGGTTTTCCATTAGACGGGTATGTCACACCCAGACGCACGTCATATGCTGAAAGCGATCAACACCCACTGACGAGCGACGAGCGACGAGCGAATGAGAATTCTGTATTTTCTGTAGCAGAAAAGCTTGAGAAAAAGCGACACTCCTTTCGGCTATCGCTGGAAGCGGACTATCGTACCCAGGCCTTATGAATTATGGTGTCATCATTTCAACTGTGACATCAGAAATTCCAGCATTCCTCATAAACGATCTTGTTCCAGGTTGCAATAACACTTTACATATAATCACGCGAGCGGTTAAAATTATGAAAGCTTTAAAAAGCTTACGTTCTTTTCCATTTTTCGTTAGTTCACTGTTGAATTTCTTTCGTGCACAACGCAGAAAACTTTTCTGAGATCTGAAACTGTACTATAGTGAAAACGATATACATAAACCGTCATGCGGAAAATATTTGGTGTTCAGGATGATGCCCACCGTGACGAAGAAGAAAAGCATCACAAAGAGATGGAAGAGCGCTTGCGAAGAGTAGAAGACCGTTGCAAAGAGATCGAAAAGCGATTGCCGCGAGAGGAGAAACTACGTCAAGAGGAGCAAGAGCGCTTGCGAGAAGAAGAGCGTCGGCGAAGGGAGGCTATCAATCTTTCCGCGAGGGCCGTCTTCCTCTTCAAATGTGTTCGTCGTACTAAGTAAGCCACTTTCCAACTCGTGTAACAAGTCTTCAACCGTAGTGATCCCACCCTGTTTCAAGCTACCTCACTGGCAGTAACGGATATTCACTAGACCGCAAGCAAACATGATGTACTTAGTGCAATGTCCAACGTGCATGGGACAACATTTTTTTCATCTAGATAGTTTCATCAGTATAGAAATGGGTGCCATACGATCTAGCACTACTAAACAGTCACAGAAATCGTGTGTAGCTACAGAAATACACTGGTTACGGATATGTTGCCTCTGCTAAATACAGGTACACCAGTAATACCGTGGTGTGCTTACAAAAAAATCGGACGACCTGGAAAACAAAGGATATTATTCCGAGATGCGGATCCACTTGTATGAACCGCTGGCGAGATAACAACAAGAAGAGCGACGCCATCAGAAAAAAGCCGTCACGATATGAGTTTTGAGATCGGGTTCATCAGACATTGGGCGTTATCAGTCGTGGGAAACATGATGGAGCTCGTGTTGCACGAGGCTTGGGACGGTTGTCCAGCAAAGCCAATATATGTTCAGTTATTAAAGTGAGAGTTGCGAAGAACAGTAGTCAATCTACCGTCTCGTAATAACTTTCGCAATGACCTTTTCAACTTTTGAACGTTTTTAACTTGGTCATGACAAAATGGCAATGAACGGCGATTAGTCGCGCTCATTGACTTCAGAAGCACCATCCTGATCTATGGCCCACGCTAAGTTCACCTATTCGTTATCATCTTTACCTTATTGACGAGAGCTATTGGGTAGTATTCACGGTCCCCCCACTGCACCAATTTACCTTTACCACAACACGCAAGTAGTTCATAGTACGAAAAGAATTTTTTTTACTGTCAAACAAACCGTTTCTTCCAGCATTCTATGGAATTACCTTCATACAACGCTCCACCTGGATACATTTCTCCCTGCATGTTACTCTTACACATACATTCGTAATTTCCTGTGAATCTAGCTAAGATAAAAATTGAATAGTAATTAAATTCAACGCACTATGATGATTCACTTAATTAAGTAATTAGAAAAACAGATCAGCCTGCGCATAAAACTCACTTGTTTTTTAAAGATCTTTCCTCATAGTTTGGCTGCTATGACATTTCTAGCAACGCCTATAAAAGCTCCATTAAACTTTTTAATGGCTTTAATTTGAGATAACGTGCACACTTACCATCCTAAGGCATCAAAATTCTGGCAAATCACACTCTTAAAAGGCTCGCGACTTTTTTGTTTCCTTCAGTTCGTTGTTGAACGTCTTGCAGTTACATACCTCGATAAAATTATCGAAGGTGTTATATCTGTATCTGTGGCCAAGAAAACGGTATACACTCACCATGCCGTGGAGAACGTTTGGCGGGGGTTCGAAGAATGGCTCCCGCACTCACGACGAAGGAAGTCTTTTGGACGACATGCGAGACCAGTTGCAAAGAGAAGAAGAACGTCGTCGAGAGCTGGAAGAGCGTAAGCGACGCGAAGAAGCCCGGAAGAAGGAGTTGGAAGAACGCTTGCGACGAGAAAAGGAACTCCGTGAAGAGCACTTGAAACAGAAAGAGAAACAGCGTCAAGAGGGGCAAGGGTATTCGCGATTCTATTAATAGCTGAGCGAAGGCCGCTCCCATTTTGCAATGTGTCAGTTGTGAATAACTTCCTCTTACAATTCGTGCGACAAATGTTTAACCGTAGTGATTCCAAGCAGTTCCCAAGTAACTGCTGGCAGCAACTGTAACCTATTGACTCACAAAGAGCTGATATTCCGTGTCGCTGACCGTAATGTCTGTGTATCTGGGTTATTCATCTCGTGTGCATTGCGTAAACGCGTATTTCTAATAAATGTGTGAATTAATTGAGTCTTTTCAATTTTAACATATACCCTTATCTTCTGAAACTTGTGACATTTATCGTTATTTTCCTACATACATGCAGTGCACAATCGCCTAATTAGATCATCGACATAGAAGCTGACATGGAATAAACGATCTCTATCATCTTGAAGGTTTGGGTTTCTCGAATACATCTGATTCGGTATCGAAGCAGCCAGAACGTCGAACATGTTCCATACATAAACCGTGCATTAAACTTGGATGCTGAAAAAGTTGAGAGTGCTTCACTGCCGTACTGCGTATTGTTATATCGTCACGTATATTGTAATACCGGAGTACGACAGTAGCGTTTGCAGTGTCCAAGTCGAATGCACGGGAACCTAACATCATCATCGTCATCATTGAAAAACTCATAAAAACTCATAGACACTATGTGCTTGTAACAAAATCGGGAAAACAAAGGATATTCCAAGATGCGGATCCATTTGAATGGACCGCTTGCGAGATAGCGACAAGAAAAACGACGCGACAAAAAAAGCCATCAATATATGACTATTAACATCGGATTTGTTAGACATTGGGTATCATCAGTCGTCGAAAATATGATGGAGCTTATATTGTACAAGGCTTGTGACAGTTGTCTAGCAGAGCTAATATATGTTCAGTTATTTAACTGAGAGTTACGAAGAACAGCAGTCATTCTATCGTCTCGTAATAACTTTCTCAATGACTTATTCAACTTTTCAACCTTTCCAACTTGGTCATAACTAAATGGTAATGAACGTCGAACAGTCGGGATCATGAACTTCAGAAGCAACTTCTCAATCTATAGCTTAGCGCCGAGTTCACTTATTTGTTGTCATCTCTACGTGCCTGACGAGTGCTATTGGCTAGCATTCATTTACCAATTTGCCTTTATCGAAACACACAAGTAGTTCATAATACAAGAAGATTTTTTTTTACTGTCAAACAAACCGTTTTTACTTCGGTTCTGTGGAAATAATACTTCCATACAACGCTCTACGCGGATGCATATTTCCTTACGTGGCACTCTTACATGCGACTTCATAATTTTCTGAATACCTAACGAAAATAAAAAATAAATAGTCGTTAAAGTAAACAAACTTATGATGATAAGTGGGTTCACGCCAACTTGTGTCGTCGGATGACCTTCATCGGAATTAATTAACTCGGCTTATAAATAAATTCTAGCTCATAATATCGCTATTAACATCAAAATTCATCGCAAAACCTATAAAAGCCACATTAATTTTTTAATTGCTGGAGTTTGTGATGACATTCACTTTTGTCATCCAAAGCTATCAAGATACTGACACATCGCACGCTTAAAAGGCTTGCAGTTTTTTCGATCTCTTCAGTTTATTGTCGAACGTCGTTCGGGCATACCGCGATAAGCGTATCGAAGGTATACTATTTGAATCTGTGCCCAAGGAAACGGTATATATTCACCATGTCGTGGAGAAAGTTTAGGGGGGTTTCTAATGGCTTCGGTAATCACGCAGAAGAAAAGCTTCTCAGAGCGTTGGAAGACCGTTGCAAAGAGATGGAAGAACGCTTGCGAAGAGAAAAAGCCCGTCAGAAAGAATTGGAAGACCGCTTGCAAGCGAGAAGAGAAACTACGTCAAGAGCGCTTGAAACAGGTAAGAGAAACACCGTCAACAGGCGGAGAGGCCACTCGCGACGCTATTAATCAGTTCGTGAATTTTGCCTTCATCTTGGAATGTGTCGGTCGTGAATAACTCCACTTACAGTGCGTGCAACAAATCTGCAACCGTAGTGATTTCGTCCTGTTCAAAACTATCTATTTGGCAGCAATTGTAGCCTGTGTTAACTCACAAAGAGCTGATATTTCGTGTTGCTGAGCGTAATGTCTCTGTATCTGGGTTATTTATCTCGTGTGCATTGTAAACGCGTATTGTTGAATATATGTATGAATAAATTGAGTCTTGTTCGTTTTGACATTTACCCTTATCTTCTCGAACTTGTATTATTTATCTCTATTGTCCTTGTTCTTCATTTTGTTTGGTTCGACATTGAGTCACCATAGTAAGATTACTTTGTGAGATTAGAAAATCGGCGAGCTGAGATCCGTAGTAAGTAAACTGTAAGAGGTAGGTGATTGAATAAACAAGCACTCATCGTCAGGCGTCAGAAACATGATGGACCTAATGTTATACAAAGATTTCAATAATGATACGGACCGAAACGGGTTCGAAGCAACTTTCTAATCTACGGCCTAGGGCTAAGTTCCTCTATTCGGTATCATGCCTTTACGAAAGCATACGAGTAGTTCATAATCATCGACTATGAATGCTAGCCATATACAGATTATAAAGCAGTCTGACAGCACCGAACATCGAAACGACGTGGCATGATTGTTTTCTGGTCTTTTACATCTGCAAAGTACGTGTATTGGATATTAAGCTTCGTGGGATTCGGTCGCAGTAATGACCTTAGTAACGCTCTGCGTCATGTTTTGTGCTATAATAAAATTATACCACCAGTATTGGGATCTGGCATCGAAACGTGGCCAAGACAATATGGGGCAGACGGGGATTAAATCACACATGTGTGTATCACATGTACGCGTGGCATATGCTGCAATCAATTTAGCGCCGAATGACGAGCGACGAGCGACGAGCCGACGAACCACTTGAGAGTTCTGTATCCGAACAAAAAAGGTTCAAAAAAGCGAAACTCTTATCGGCCATCGCTCGTCGCTCATCGCTCGGAGTATATCCAGGCCTTTCGCGTCATGGCGTCATTGCTGTGTATTTCGACGGCGCAATTGTTCGGTCTGAGAAATCCACTGCATCGAAAAAAAATGGGAAGGTAACTATGTGAAGTGGAAGTGTCCATTCACAATGTTGGAGTACTACCCCACAGTCTTAGAAAATGAAATACATTATATCGTCGCTGGTATTGGAACACCACCTACGGAGATGCTTATGCCCATGGCTAAGCCACAATCTATCTGCCACGACACATGCCTACAACCATCTGAGCACTGCCGATGTCAATCCACACGATGACCCGTTGTTGAAATCAAAAACATTTGCTATACAAGAAATTACACTATGCTCTTGTTCGCATAGGAGGATAAGGACGTCAGTAAAAATAACGGAAAATTACTCAAGCATACGTTCATTAAAAACTAGCTGACCCGGCCAACTTCGTTTCAGCCAAACGGTCAATGACTCAATGCAATTCAAGTATTCAATTGGTCCAAAAAAAACGTCAATTGGTATACAGCCGTTCTGAAGTTATAAATAGCGTCCCTAACAAGACTTTGTTTTATATGTATAGCTAGATAGATATTTAGATTATGTACACGTGCACGACGCATGTCGTACATGAAAAACCATACGACACTGAATAATAATAAATCTGTCATCCATTTATAAATAAACAAAAACGATCAATATAGTATCTCTATGGACGTTAAAAGAGGTTTGTATTTACATATTGACTGTTGAATTTTACACATTAATAATGCATTCAAGACACGGGAAATGTTTACGAATATATATGCCTAACACCAGAGTCGTGATGAACTCTTTAAGCGGATAGCTTTGTAAGGCGGATGCCAATTGCCGCTGAAGCAAGCGCGTATCACCTTGATTGTACCACGTAGACACACACCTTCAAGCGAATCTAAGTGCCTCGAGTTATAGAGTTGATACAGGCTACCATTATTGCTATGGGTCAGACTATCGTGCATAGAGCACCACGATACCGCAATACTGTGTAGCTTTTTCTCAATTGTGGTCCTAAAATTCTAAACATTGAAAAACAAACGACTTTAAGCTTCTCTCGTTGTATTCAAAGTCAACGTCGGTTCGAGTCCTTTGTGAAAACTTCTGTCTTATGGTGCACTAATGATCTCTCAATTCACATGTGTTTTTGAATGCACGTAAATATCTCACGTAGTTGTTCGTGTAAGGCACTCTTGTTTATACCTGGCGCTAGGTAAAGCAAACACAACCACGCTCTATACAAACTGTAAGGCCTCTAACTTCCAGGAACTCATTGCCACGTTATCGTTATCGTTAATTGATCGGTAATTGATGAGTGTTATTGATCGTTATCGGCCTTTCATAACATTGGAGCGACACCTATAAACCACACTAATGTAAAACTTGAGATTTAATAGTTATCTTTACGATTTAATTTTGATAGTTCATCGTTATGCTTTCCTTGAAGCGATCGACCTGCGCAAACCGATCCACATCATGACGTGATCATTAATACGTTGTCTCTGTGCCTTATGCTGCCAGGCCATATGATCCCCGTTTGTACGCTGGTGAAATCTACAGTGAAATAATGTTATCTGATGCACTTTGTGCACATTGCGCCAATGGGTTACATATGCTTGCGGTCTAGTAATCGCCAATCTGTTTTTTCCCGGTGTGCCCGGAGAAATTTTCCTGGCGTGTCACTTTTGAACACTATAACTAATTGTGACGTCTTTGTGACATTCGGTACTTTCTGGGTACCCAGCTAAAATGTAAATTGAATAGTAGTTAAATTAAGTTCGTGTTCCACTTATGTCGTTAGAATAATACATTAGCCTGCTCATAAACACCCACGTATTCTTAAAGTATGTTTATTTTATTGTCTTCTAACATATCATTATTTCTATTAAAACTCGTAAAGGGTCATTTGAATGTCCATATTTTTTCAGTTCACGATCATATTTCACATTCAATCACGCAATTGAGCTTTGCGAATTATGAGGCTGTTAGAGGGCTTAAATTTATTCGACTTTTCGTTAGTTCATTGTCGAATTTCTTTCGTGCACAACGCGAAAAACTTTTCGGAGATCTGAAACTGTACTATAGTGAGAACGATATACATAAACCGTCATGCGGAAAATATTCGGTGTTCAGGATGATGCCCACCGTGACGAAGAAGAAAAGCATCACAAAGAGATGGAAGAGCGCTTGCGAAGAGTAGAAGACCGTTGCAAAGAGATCGAAAAGCGATTGCCACGAGAGGAGAAACTACGTCAAGAGGAGCAAGAGCGCTTGCGAGAAGAAGAGCGTCGGCGAAGGGAGGCTATCAATCTTTCCGCGAGGGCCGTCTTCCTCTTCAAATGTGTTCGTCGTACTAAGTAAGCCACTTTACAACTCGTGTAACAAATCTTCAACCGGAGTGATCCCACCCTGTTTCAAATGCTACCTCAGTGGCAGTAACGGATATTCACTAGACCGCAAGCAAACATGATGTACTTGGTGCAATGTCCAACGTGCATGGGACAACATTTTTTTCATCTAGATAGTTTCATCAGTATAGAAATGGGTGCCATACGATTTAGCACTACTAAACAGTCACAGAAATCGTGTGTAGCTACAGAAATACACTGGTTCGGATATGTTGTCTCTGCTAAATACAGGTACAACAGTAATACCGTGGTGAAGGATATTATTCCGAGATGCGGATCCACTTGTATGAACCGCTGGCGAGATACCAACAAGAAGAACGACGCCATCAGAAAAAAGCCGTCACGATATGAGTTTTGAGATCGGGTTCATCAGACATTGGGCATTAGCAGTCGTGGGAAACATAATGGAGCTTGTATTGCACGAGGCTTGGGACGGTTGTCCAGCAGAGCCAATATATGTTCAGTTATTAAAGTGTGAGTTACGAAGAACAGTAGTCATTCTACCGTCTCGTAATAACTTTCGCAATGACCTTTTCAACTTTTGAACGTTTTCAACTTGGTCATGACAAAATGGCAATGAACGGCGATTAGTCGCGCTCATTGACTTCAGAAGTACCATCCTGATCTATGGCCCACGCTAAGTTCCCCTATTCGTTATCACCTTTACCTTATTGACGAGAGATATTGGCTAGTATTCACGGTCCCCTCACTACGCCAATTTGCCCTTACCAAAACACGCAAGTAGTTCATAGTACGAAAATAATTTTTTTTACTGTCAAACAAACCGTTTTTACCAGCATTCTATGGAAATACCTTCATACAACGGTCCACCTGGATACATTTTTCCTTGCATGTTACTCTTGCACATAGATTCGTGATTTCCTGTGAATCGAGCTAAGATAAAAATTGAATAGTAGTTGAATTCAACGCACTATGATGATTCACTCAATTAAAAGTAATTAGAATAACAGATCAGCCTGCGCATAACAATCACTTGTTTTTTAAAGATCTTACCTCATAGTTTGGCTGCTGGCATTTCTGATCTGCATTGAACTTCTGAATGGCTCTAATTTGAGATGACATTCACAATTACCATCCTTATGAGGCATCAGAATTCTGGCAAATCATGCACACTCTTAAAAGGCTTGCGACTTTTTTGTTTCCTTCAGTTCGTTGTCGAACGTCTTGCAGTTGCATACCTCGATAAAATTATCGAAGGTGTTATATCTGAATCTGTGGCCAAGAAAACGGTATACACTCACCATGCCGTGGAGAATATTTGGCGGGGGTTCGAGGAATGGCTTCCGCACTCACGACGTAGGAAGGCTTCTGGACCACATGCAAGACCAGTTGCAGAGAGCAGAAGAACGTCGCCGAGAGCTGGAAGAGCGTATGCGACGCGAAGAAGCCCGGATGAAGGAGTTGGGAGAACGCTTGCGACGAGAAGAGAAACTCCGTGAAGAGCACTTGAAACTGGAAGAGAAAGAGCGTCAAGAGGGGCAAGGGCATTCGCGACGCTATTAATATGTTCGCCAAGGCCGCTTTCGTCTTGCAATGTTGCAATGTGTCAATTGTGAATAACTTCTCTTACAGTTCGTGCGACAAATGTTTAACCGTAGTGATTCCAAGCAGTTCCCAACTAACTGGCAGCAACTGTAACCTATCGACTCAAAAAGAGCTGATATTCCGTGTCGCTGACCGTGATGTCTCTGTATCTGGGTTATTTATCTCGTGTGCATTGCGTAAACGCGTATTATTCAATAAATGTATGAATTAATTGAGTCTTTTTGATTTTAACATAAACCCTTAACTTCTGAAACTTGTGACATTTACCGTTGTTTTCCTTGATTCTTCATTTAGTTTGGTTTGATATATTGACAGGAGGTGTACCGTAAGTCACTACAGTAAGATTACTTTGTGCGATTAGATAATCGCCGAGCTGTAACCCGTGGGAATTAAATTGTAAGAGGTTGGTTTTTGAATAAACAAGCAGTTATCATGAGGCTTCGAAAATATGATGGACTTTCTGTTATACAAAGGCTTGAATAATAATAAGGACCGTATGAGGTGATACGATGTTATAAAATAAATATTTATGTTTACGTTTTT